ATGGAAGAGGACTTCCCTGAATTTGGGAAGGCCGTTCGTACCATTGTTTCGCGGTTTGAAACGCAGATCGGCGCGCTCAACAAGCGCCTCGAAGATACCGCGCGCGTCACCAACCAGGTGCAGCGCGAGCGCGTGAAGACCGAAGAGCAGTTGGTGCAAGACGCCGTCGACGCGAACTCCTACCTGTCGGCATGGGCCAATGGGGGTGATGTCGAAGCCTGGAACCTCGCTTATGAGCACGATCAGAAGCTGATGTCCGATCCGAAGTGGGCCGGAAAACCGTATGCGGAGCGATTCGCGAAGGCCGTCCAGTACACGCTGGTCGATAAGCCAGACGCCAAAAAGCCCGAAGCACAACCCAAGCAATCCACCTCCGCCACGGAGGACGCTGATGCAGATGCACGTGTGACTGCCGCTCTCAAAGCCGCAGACAAATTCGTGCCGAAATCTCTCTCACACATCCCGTCTGGCGAGTCGCCTGCGCCCAATGAGCTGAGCAACCTATCGGTCACTCAGCTTGAAGCACAGATGGCCAACATGACGCCCGACCAAATCGGGTTGATGCTGTCGAGAGTCGGCTAACGCCGAGCCTCAGTGCCTCCTACCAAAAACCAACCGCCTTCGGGCGGTTTTTGCGTTTCTAGGAGAGCTTAAATGTCTCAGACCTCAGTACCGCAGGGCTCGTCCCTAGCGGTGAAGGAATACAGCGTCGCGCTTTTCGCGCAGTCGCTGCGTAACCCTTCGATCATGCGCAACCTGACCGGCCCCGCGCCGCAGATTGCCGACGCCCAGCGCAAGCTGAAAAACCAGACTGCGCCGTCGATGCCGGTGGTGCGTGTTACCGATCTGTCGAAGACGGCCGGCGACACCATCTCGGTCGATTGCGTGGACATCATCGGTGGCAAGCCGATTGTGGGTGACCGCAACGCGGAAGGTAAGGGCGAAAAGCTCACCACTTCCTCGATGGACATCCGCATCGACCTCGTCACCAAGGTCGTCGATTCCGGCGGCAAGATGAGCCAGCAGCGCACGAAGCATTCGCTTCGACAGCTCGCCATGGCGAATCTCGGCGGCTACATGCCGCGCATGGAATCACAGGCCATCCTCGTGCACCTGGCCGGTGCCCGCGGCCAGCAGAGCGATTACACCTGGGCCATCCCGCTCGACACTGATACCGACTTCTCGGACATCATGGTCAACACCGTCAAGGCGCCGACTTACAACCGGCACTACGTGGTCGACCCGTCGGGTTCGCAGCTCAATCTGGTGCAGGGCGGCTCGAATATCAGCAGCCTGGCCAGTTCGTGCACCTTCAAGCTCGAGCACATCGACTACATGCGTCGTGTGATCGATGACCTGGCGTTCCGTCCGCAGCCGATCAAGATCGACGACGATCCGGCGGCCGAAGACGAACCGCTCTACGTGTGGCTGGTCAGCCCGCGCGTGTATCAGGATCTCATCGCCAACACGGCGAACCTGAACCTGCGCACCTTCCAGCAGAACGCGTGGAACCGCGCGTCGTGGGGCAGCAAGCACCCGCTGTTCAAGGGTGAAGTCGGGATCTGGAACAACATCCTCGTCAAGAAGGTGGATTACTCAATCCGCTGGGCAGCCGATGGTGCCAGCACCACCAAAACCAACGCTTCCACCGACACCACCGGCCAGGAAAGCAACACGACCACCATGCCGTCGGTCGCGGGCTATTGCGTCGAACGCACGATGCTCCTGGGTGCGCAAGCGCTCGGCAACGTGTACGGCCGCAACCAGACCACCGACTACTACTACGGCTGGTTGGAGCACTGGTACAACTTCGAGCGCAACCTTGAGATCGCCGCAGAAATGATGGGCGGCAAGGCCAAGCTCCGTTTCAGCCCCCCCGACAGCAACGGTACCCCGACCCTGACAGATCATGGCGTGTTCGTCATCGATGTGGTCAGCAAGGGCGCTGTTTAACGCCGGGTAGGCAAGGAGAACTGATATGACAGTAGTGACCACCTTGGCGACTGACCTGACGACTCGCAGTCGTCACGTCGGTGCATACGGTGAAGCGACCATCTTTGATAGTGGCCTCTTCACCCCAACCTCCAACAACAACTCCGGTGACATTTGGAAGATCATGCGCATCCCTGCGGGTGTGGAGATTGAACAGTTGTGTATCATCAACGGCGACTTTGATACCAACGGTTCGCCGACCTTGGCATGCAAAGTGGGCTACACCCCAGTCGGCAGTTCGCCGGCAGCGGTGGATGACTATTTCATCGCTTCTGGTTCGACCATTCTCCGCGCACCCGCGGTGACCTGGGCGGACTTCAAGAGCGGTGCCAACGGTGCGCTTCGAGTAGACCTCGACATCGACTTGATCATCACCCTGACCGCCGTTGCGGCGACCTGGGCGTCGGTCAAGCTTCGCATGTCGGCGATCTGCCGAAATCTCGGCATCAAGTAACGCCGAGTATCGAGCGGGCTGGGGTCACTCAGCCCGCTTCTTTATTCCAAGGAGTTTTCGATGGCACAGTCCAATGTTTCCCCGCAGAGCCCGATGTCTCCCCGCATAGAGGCGACGGGCGGCAAAGCTGGCGGCAAAGCCTCGCGCGATGGCGCCGCTGCGCCGCCGAGCAACGATCCGTCGACGACTATTCAGCCGTCGATTTCGCATCTGGTGCCGGCCAATCCGACCAAGCCGCACGACACGCAACAGTACGACAGCAAGACTGGCAAAAAGGCGATGAACGAGCAGGAGGATATGGAGGTCTCGATGTCGTCGCCGAAGTCCGGTAAGGCGCGCGCCAATCAGGCGCTGAACGAAAAACAGGAAGCGCCGCGCTCGCGCTACGGCAAGGATACCGATGGCGATAAGAACGAGCCGGACATGGATGAAGACGACGGCATGGTCGGCTCGCCCTATGTCGATCTCAAAAAAATGAACAGTGCCCAGCTTCGTCAGCACGCCATGCGGCGCTTTGGTATGCGCTACGGCGACAAGGAGACGGATGACCACATCCGTAGCGATATTCAGAAGCGCATGGCCATCAAAACGGGTATGCAGCGGTATCGCGACTGATGGCAGTCACGATGCAGAACGTCGTCGACCGCGCGCGCGACACGCTCAACGACGACGATAAGGTGCGCTGGGATGACGCGGAAGCCTTGCGCGCGGCCCAGGAAGCGCTCGATACGGTTTTCATGGTGCGGCCCGATCTGTTTATCTCGCAACTCGCGACCTTCGACAGCAGCTCACTGACGCTGGACGGCGCGTTCCCCATTGAGGCGCGATACCGCCGCGCGGTGGAGGATTACATCATCTTCCGATGCGAACTCAAGGACGATGAGGCCGTCGAGACCGGCCGCAGCGAAGCCACGTACAAGTTCTTCCTTGACCGACTGGTGAGCTAATGGCCGCACTGACTGACTTTCTCGACTTCGTGATGATCGAAGCGCCCGGCGCGGGCACCGATCTGGTCAAGCAGAAGATCCTCGAGGCCTGCATCACCTTCTGTGAGCGAACCAAGGCCTACACCTATGTGCTGCCAGCTATCAACGTGGTCGCCGGCCAAGCCAGCTACACGCTGACCCCGGAGGCCGGTTATCGCATTACCGACGTGCTGAAGGACGGCGTCGTCTACAACGGTACGCCGCTCAATCCAAACGATCCGGTCAGTCTCGATTTCGTGTTTGGCGACTGGCGCGTCGCGGGTGTCGTCGGGCCACCGGATTATTACATCTCCGACGTCGCGCGCTCGGCGGTCACGCTGGTGCGCACACCCGATACCAGCATCACGGGCGGCCTGGTGGTGACCGTCGCCGAAGCGCCCATAATCACAGCCACCGCGGTGCCGGACGTCCTTCGCGAGCGCTACCACGAGGCCATCAAACACGGCGCTGTCGGTGCGCTCATGGCGATGGCGAAGCGGCCCTGGTCAAACGCTGCGGAAGCAACGTGGCACATGCAGCAGTTCAACGCAGCTATCGGTGGTGCAGACATCGAAAAGGCACGCGGCTATACCCGTCGCAGCCTACGGTCGACCTGCACCTTTCGATGATCACGCTCGACCAGTTTCAAGGTCTCGTGCCGAAACGAGACGCCAGAATATTGCCGGGAAATTCGGCGCAGATAGCTGTCAACTGCAAGCTCTGGTCCGGCGCCATTGATCCCTACCATGCGCCGTTGACCGTGTTCACGCCGACCAAGAGTGGCGCGATGTTGAGCCTGGTCCGCATGGACGACCGTCTCGGTGGCTCTGACTTCTGGCTGACCTGGCCATTCGACGTCGATGCGGTGCGTGGCCTCGTGGTCGATGCTCACCAGCGGCTCTATTACACCGGGCACTACGAGCCGCGCGTCACGACCTACGAGATGGCGGCAGTCGGCACCGATACCGTCAACGGCTCGAACAACTATCCGGGTGGCTTTGGCGACACCGGCACGAACTACCCGCTGGCCTTCTACGCCCTGGGCGCGCCGAATCCGATGACAGCGCCCGTCATCGCCGTGACCGGCGGCACGAAAGCGGACGTCACCCGCGCCTACGAGTACACCTTCGTCACGGCGTGGGACGAAGAGTCGGGGCCGAGCCCTGCAACTACCCTTGCGGGCAAGCCGGACGGCACGTGGAACCTCTCGCAGATGGACGCGGTGCCAGTTAATAGCGGCACCGTCATCGGTGGCAGCGCGTCGGGCGATACCATCACGCTCTACACGCAGAACATGAATTGGTGCCGCGCCGGGCACCGCATTGTCGTGGCCTCGATTGTCGGCCTCACCGATGCAAACGGTTCGTGGGCCCTGACCGACGCGCTGAATAAGAGCTTCACATCCGTCAGTCGGGCCATCACGACGAACGTCGCGACCGTCGTGCTGACCTCCGTTGACGGTCTCGTCGCCGGCCAGGTGGTGACGATGGCGGGCCTCGGCGGTGCGGCGGCCTATGTCGGCACGAAGACCTTGCTCTCAGTCAACGCGACGACCAAGGCCATCACCTACGCCGCGGTTGCTGCGAATGAAGGCACAACCGCCGACACGGGCGGTTCTTGCAAGCTGGGTTACATCCAGATCAAGAAGACCTCGGTGCAGACCTATACCAGCGGTGGTACCTGGAAGCGCGAGGCACCGTGGAATGTCGCCAACGCCACCAAGCGAATCTATCGCACCCTGACGGGCTCGGTCAGCACATCGTTCCAGCTCGTCGACACCATCGCGGCGGCCACGACGACCTACGCCGATACCATTGCGGACGCCAACCTCGGCGCCGTCATCGCGACGGTCGGGTACGACACGCCCGATGGCACGATGACCTGTCTCGCAGGCATGCCCAACGGCATGATGGCCGGCGCCATCTCGAATTCCGTCGCCTTCTGCGCGGCCTACAAACCCTATGCGTGGCCGGTTACCTATCAGCAGCCCGTGAACTGGCCGGTGGTGGGTCTTGGGGTTTTTGGCCAGTCGCTCGCAGTGATGACGTCGGGCGCGCATTACGTGATGTCGGGCACCTCGCCCGAAAGCATTTCGTCTCATGCCGGGGTGATTGCCTATCCCTGCCAAGCCAAGCGCGGCATTCAGTCGATGGGCTTCGGTGTTACCTATCCCTCCGACGTCGGCCAGGTGCTTATCAGTGCCGCTGGCGTGCAACTACTGACGCAGGCGTATTACTCGCGCGATGAGTGGCACAGCGTAGCCAATGGCGGGAAGTTCGCGGCGTCGATGGTCTACGACAACCGCTATTACGCCTTCTGGATGGGTACGGATGGCGTGCAGGCCGGTCTTGTTATCGACCCGCCTGACAGCGATTGCGTCATCACGCAAAGCACGGTCACGGTCACCGCAGCATGGACCGATCCAGAAAGCGGGTTGGCCTACATCATCAGCGGCGACGGCAAGGTCGCGAAGTGGGATGCGGACCCGACCTACCGCCTGCCCGCACAGTGGAAGTCGAAGCTTTTCAATTTGCCTAAGCCGGTCAATTTCGGAATGGCGGTGGTGGAGGCGGTGTTCGACATCACGGCAGCCGAGGTTCTGGCTATCACAGTGCAGAACGCCGCGCGCGCCGTTGCCAATGCGGCCCTGATAGCCACCATGCCGGCAGGCACCAACAAACACGACGTGCTGCGCGGCTCAATTGGCTCGTGGGCGCTCGGCACGACGGCGCTGGCCAAGACCACCCTGCAGGACTTGCTCAATCAGAACCCGCAATACGTGCAGTTCGATGTTATCGCCGATGGCGTGACCAAGTTTTCCAAGACCATTACAGCTTCCGCCACCTTCAGGCTCGCTGATGGCTTCCGCTCGGACAATCAGGAATTCAATATCGTCTCCAATGTCCGTGTGCGCTCAGTGAAGATTGGCATGGGCCCAAAGGATCTGACGCAAGCATGAGCATCAAGAAGCCCGCCGTTCCATTGCCGGGTGATGCGCAGTTTGACCCGGCCGTCAAAGAGTGCATCGAGCGAATGATGGGTCGGCGCGGCGGTAAGGTAGCGCTGCTCAACGCGCTAACCGCGCTGTCATCTGCAACGACAAGCAGCGGCACGCTGGCGACTGACTATCTTGCGCTGCGCGCCGACTTGGTGACGGTGCGCACCGATCTCGAATCCCTTCGAACCGCATTCAACGCGCTCCTGGCGCAGCTCGAGGACACCTAATGTCTGACATCGTCTACAAGGACAACGCGGCGAGCTTGCTCACCACGATCATCAATAACACCGACGATCCGGCGACGGCCTCGATTACAGCTGGCGACGGCGCCAAGTTTCCGACTATCGGCACCAACTCGCAGAACGGCCAGCCGAACTGGTTTCCGGTGGTGGTGGTTCGGGCCTCGGATAATGCCTACGAGAAGATGAAGGCGACGGCGCGGTCGACCGACGCCTTCACTTTGACCCGTGCACAGGGCGGCACATCGAAGCTGGCCTTTGCGGTGGGCGACGCAATCTACCTTGGCAACACGAAGGAGTATTTCGACGAGTTCCTGACCGCGCAGGACGCGCAATACGGCAAGCCCCACTGGTGCGGCACGGCCGGCGGCACGGAGAACGCGATTACCGTTGCAGCCTCACCGACAGTGACCGGTCTGTCTGCGGGCCTCGAGGTGGAATTTATCGGGCTGCTCGCCAACACCACGACAGCAGTGACGATTGCGGTTGACGGCACCACGGCCAAGAACGTCAAGGATGCCGCAGGCGGCGCGCTGAACATCGGCGACATCGTCGTCGGCGGCATCTACCGCGCGAAGTACAACGGCACTGAATATCGAATCGTTTCAGGCATCACGCCGGGGAATGCCATCACGGCCGCGATGTCCGCATCGACTGTTACGGGATTCAGGAATCGCCTGTACAACGGAGAATTCAAGGTCGACCAACGTAACGGCGGCGCGTCGCAAACGTTCACCGCAGGCGCAGCCTTGGCCTATTGCGTCGATAACTGGTACGGCTACTGCACGGGCGCCAACGTCCAAGGACAGCAGCTTTCTCCGAATGGCGGCATGGCGCCCCCTTACCTGTATCAATTTACAGGCGCAGCCAGCGTGACCGGCATCGGTTTCGGGCAACGCATTGAAGCCATCAACTCGGCCGACATGGCCGGCAAGACGATCACGCTGAGCGCAAAACTCGCCGTGACCGGACTTGGCGTGGTGTCGTGGGCCATCTATTCGCCATCGGTGGCGCTCAACGCGTTCGGAACCCTGGCGGCGCCAACGCGCACCTTGATCGCGAGCGGAACGTTCGCCGCAACAAGCACATTGACGAAATTCTCCAAGACGTTGAACAGCATTTCGACGGCTTGGTATTTGGGCATGGAAGTGGTGTTTTCGGTGGGCGCCCTGACATCGGGCACGTTCAAGATAGCCGAAGTCCAGCTTGAGGTGGCCTCTGCCGCATCAGAGTTCGAGCACGTTGATTACGCAACCGAGCTTCATCGCTGCCAGCGTTACTATGAAACCGGCTTGTACGGCCAGGTCCTTCCCATCGCCAACGCATCGGTGGTCGGAAGCTATTATTCCCACGTCGATTTCAAGTCGACGAAATTTGCCGTGCCGACGATCACTGGCACGAATGACCAGGGCGGCACGTTCGCATCGAGCTCGGTGGCGGTCGACGGCATGCTCGTCGGCCGCTCAACGGTGGTGGCCGACCGAAGTAATTCGGGAACCTGGACAGCGTCGGCTGTTATCCCATAACCATGGAATTCATATCCTTGAGCGGCTGCCCGAACTGGGACAAGCCCTTCGATGCGCTGGGTGGCAAGACGCCGGCTGAAGTGTTCAACGGCAACATGCACGCGTTCTCGCTGGCCAACAGCGTCATCCTGCTAAGCAACATTTGGGACGACCTCATCGACCAAGACCAGCCGGTCACGCGAACGCAGATCAACAGTGCGTTCTATTGCGCGCTGTCTGAAATTCCACAAAACCCCTTCTTCGCGGCACACCGCGATTACCTTCAGCCGCTGCTCGACTCCGTGATGGTCTCCTACTTCTGCGCCAACGAATGGGAGCAGACCCAAGACCCGCACGGTATGGAACTGGGGCATGTTCTGAGATACGCGCCGACGATCTTTATTGGGGCGGTGGTGAACCTCGCGCACGACGCTATCTATGACGGTCTGCCCGTGCTCTACAAGGCCCTCTGCGGCGAGCGCCGCGCTGATTACATTCGGGAGATGACTAATGTCGACTAGCATTTTTGGTGGCGGGCAAAAGGCGCCCAAGGCCGATCCGAAAGTAGACAAAGCCTCAACGGCGCTGCTCGATCAGGGGCCGAAACTGATCGGGCGCGCGAACGCCGTGCAAACCTGGATCGACAAATACGACGCCGATCGCCAGAAACTAGTCAATCCAATGATCTCGAAGGTCGGCAAGCAGGCCAATGCGCTAAGCGCGACTGGCGCGGGTCTCAGCAGCACGTTCAACAGCGATTACAAGCCCGCGATGGATCTGCAGGCCCTGGACGCGGCGGGTGCGAGCTGGCTTTCTCCCGAAGCGCACAAGGCGCAAATCGACGCGCTGCTTCAGCGCAAGATTGCCGGCGGCGCCAATGCAGCGCAGGCGAATCAGGACGCCAACTACGAAAAGAGCCTCATCGACTCGCAGACCACGGCGGAAAACAACGCGGTCGGCACCGCCACTGCGGATGCAGCACAAGCCGAAGGCCGCAACGTCCAGGGTCTCTCGATGGAAGCGGGGCGCATGGGCATTGACCCCTCACGCATTCTCGCGGCGCAAGGGGCGAACGCATCCAATTCGACCGCGGCGGCTGTCGACGCCGCGCAGCGCGCGCGCTTCGGGGTGCGAGCGGAGAACTCGGCCGCGCTCAACAGCAGTGTCAATACGGGCCTCGCCGTCAACAACCAGGGCAATCAGGCAACCGAAGCGGCGGCAAGCGTCAACACGTCCAACGTCGGCAACGTTAACCAGACGTGGCACGAGCGGGTCGGCGATAGGAATGCGTCCTTGCCGTGGTACAGCCTTGGCCTGAACGCCACCAACCAAGGTGGCCAGCTCGCCCTCGGCAAGACGCAGGCAAATCAGAACGCGGCGAACGTCAATCAGCAATCAGGCAATAACTTGGATAGCGCCATCGGAACTGGTTTTGGTTTGTGGGCTAGCGGCGGCTTCAAGACTTAGGAGAAATCATTATGGCATTGGGTGGACTCGCACAGGGCTTCGTCAGCGGTTACGGTCTCGGTCTCGCCGGCCAGCGCGCAAAGCGAACCAACGAACTGGCTGACCTTCAGATTTCCGAAGCCAAGGACAAGAAGGCCAATGAGGATCTGGTCAATGGCGCTGTGTCTAATGCATTGGGCTCACAGCCGAGCGCGCCAATCAGCGAGCCGGGCACCACAGATGCGACGGCTGCTGGTTTGCCTGCAGCTCCGCCAGGAAGCGACGCAACGCAAGCGAATGGGGGTGTGCCAGCGTCTACCGCGCCTGGCACGCAGAATGGTGGAACGCCAGCGATAGGCCTGCCGCCTGCCGCGACGACCAACGCCGCTAAGCCGCCTATCAATCGCCTCGATTACTACCAGGGCGCTATGAGCAATATTCGTAATGCGCTGGCCGACCCGAAATACAAATCGGTCGTTCCACAGCTTATGGGAAAGATGAAGGATCTGAGTGCGCTCGCCGATCAAGACAACACCTTCATGCACAACGAGGCCGCGCAGGCGGCGCTACCGCACTTAGAGACGCTGACCAGCACCGGAACAACTGACGAACAGAAGAGCGCGGCGGCGAGTGCGCTTTTGACAGACGTCCGTCCCGATGGCAAGACGCACCGCGTGCAGGTCTCCAATGGCATGGTCACGGTAGTCGATGACAACGGCCAGCCACAGACGGCGAAACTCGATGACTTCTTGCATAGTGCCACGTCCGTGCTCGATACCCCGGAGTCGTGGAAAGAGCATCGTCAAAAAATTGAAGACGAAGAACTAAAAAACGCTAATGCCATTAAACTAGAAATAGAAAAAGCGAAAGCCACAGCGGCAGCGCAGGTCGGCAACATCAATGCGCGCCACACCAACCGCCTCAACGAAATCACGACCAACCAAGGCCTCGCCCACCAATACCGCCTAAACGAGAACGATACGCCGAAGTCGAAGATCATGGTCGACGACAACGGCAATCCGACAGTGGTGGGTGCCGGCGGTGTAAAGCCGCTTTCGAGTATTGGGCTTCCGGCACCGCCAGCAGCTGCGCCCGCTCAGCCTGGTCAGCCGCAGTTCGGTGTGCCGGCCAATCAAGGTGCGCCTGCCGATAGTGCACCGGCAGCCGCGCCAACTGCGCCTGAATTTCCTCTATCGAAGTGGCAGCCGAACGATCGCGATCGTCGCTGGAATCCTGACACGCAGAAAATGGACGGTCCGCCGAAAGGCTGGGGCTTCTTCGGCCCATTGGCGCGCACGGACGGCGCCACTATGAGCGAATACTCCATTGACTCAGACATAAACGGCAAGCGCGTCTCCTACCCCTCTTTGGTCCCGACACTTACCAAGGACGAAGTTCGTGCGGTATTAAGTTCCAAAGATGGACAGAAGCTTCCAGATTCGGTTTATCAGAAAGCCGAGGACTGGGCGCGCACGCGAATTGCACAAGGAAAGTCACCGTTTGCAGAGCCCGACGAAGAAGGGAAATATTCGCCAGGACAGGCCGTTCAGGGGTCAAAACAGATTGACGCCAAAGCTTTTGGCGCGGCGCCTCCACAAGCCGCACCTGCCGCAGCGGCACCACCGCGAGCAGCGCCGACGTTTAAGAATAATGGGAAGGGTGGGGGTGGCACCAACTCGATGAAGAAGTACCGCGAGATGGTCGATCTTGGCGTGCCCACTGACATTGCTAAGGCGACCGCATACGGAACGTTTCGGCAGGTCCAAGATCCGCGAACGATGGTCACGTCGCTCGTTGATGTGGCCAGTGGCCGTGTCGTGGGTCATTTCGAAAAGGACCAAACGACGAAGCAGCAAGTGTGGGTGGCTGATGACAATTCAGCGCCTGGCGGCCAGCAAGATAAACAGACCGGCGCGCCACCCGCAGACTTCGACTGGATTCCCGGCAAGGGAATCGTGCCTCGCCAACAGCAGTAATGCCAAGCGTCAACATCCAGGGTGTCGGCGTCGTTCGATTCCCGGATGACATGCCAGTCGATCAGATCCATGCGGCGATCGAGCGCGACATTCTCCCGAGTTACGCGCCCAAACCATCACTGACCGATAAAGTCGGTGACGCCGCGAGCGCGGTGGGCGATGTCGTTGGCGGCGCGCTCGACAGTCCCGCCGGACAGACCGTCGAGAACATCGGCCGTGTCTACCCGGTTGCTGAAGCCGCCGCCAATCTCGCGTCTCAAGCCTATGCCGTGCCGGCTGGTGGCATCGCTGGCCTGGGCGCAATGGCCACCCATGCGCTGGGTATGGATGAAGCTGCGGCGGCCGGCAATCCCATCGCGAAGGCGCTCACCCCCAATCCCGCAGATGCGGTCGCGAACGTATCCGACGCACTGACCGTCAAGCCGATGACCGAGCACGGCGCCGAGATGACGGCGACTGCTGTGTATCCATTCCAAAAGCTGGCCGAAGCTGGCAACTACGTCGGCGAGCATGTCGCTGAAGCCACTGGAAGCCCGACTGCAGGCGCAGTCGCAAACGCAGCGACGCAGCTCGCCGTCCCTGGCTTTCTGGCGAAGGGTGTGCACGTCATCGGCGACAGGCTGGCGACTCGACCCGAAGCCCCGCCTATCGAAAACGTCTCCGGCACCGCGCACGAAGAGGCTGTTAATCAAAGCCTGCAGCAGATCATGGCCGGCGACGACCAATCAGAAGCGCCACCTGTCGCCGTCACCGATGCGAACAGTTCGGCCGTCCGTGGCTACGCGCAGGAGATTACGCCGGAGAAAATCGACGCCGCGCCAGTGCCGAGCAACCCGCCCTTGGTTGATGCCGCCGACGAGCTGCGCGGACAGATGCGCGAGCCGCCGCCGGCCAATAATATCGACGTTAGCGAATCAGATGCGCCGATTGAAAACATCGACGCCGCGCCGCCGCCGGTCGAGCAGCCGATCCATGCCGAACCACCCGCCACGAACGTCGATGTCAAAGAGCAGCCAATTGAAAACATCGACGCCGCGCCGCCGCCTGACGTTGCACCGAACCTGCCTGAGCGCACCGCCAGCAATATCAGCGTCGATGAGCTTCCCGTCGAGACCGATGAAGATCGCGCCAATGAAAGCGTGGCGGCGGCGCGCGACATGCGACTACCGCAGGGCCTCAAAGACCCACGCCTCCTGCGGGGCTTCTATCGCAACCACCTTCAAGGTATGGCCAATGAACTGCAGGCCGGTCGCGTCGCCTACAAGCAGGACGAGAACGGCACCATCACCGGCCGTCTGCCGTCGACGAATCCGCAGTGGTTCCAGGGTGCCGGCATCACCGTAGCGCAGACCCAACATGCCGTGAAAAAGGCCCTAGCTGGTCGTCCGCTTGGCGCGCGTGAAGCGAAGATGGTCGGCGGCATGCTCGATGTCATTCACGGCAGGCGCACCGCTGACGACATGATGGCCTTCGCCCGCGAGAACCGCGCACAGGCGCGCCAGCAGCGCCGCCAAGCCGCGATGGGTCTGCCGCCTCTTCATGCCTACGCCGATCACCTGAATCGCCATGTCGGCGAGCTCTACGAGGACAGCGCCTATCATCCCGACTGGGACGGCCACACGAGTTCCTTGTACGAACTCATGCACGAGGCGCATGCTGTCAATCCTGCGCAGACCGAGCGCATCGCCGACAGTGCACGACCCGATACCGATGTCGCGCGCGAACTACTGAGGATCATCCATGAGTCGCAACAGCCGAACCGCCCTCAAGAAAGTGCTGGCCGACAAGAAGCGGGGCTACGTGCCGCCGAAACGCCATCCCTATCCCGAGACCAGCACGCCGCCGGAATATCAGGACAGCCCGACAGATCCGTCACAGACGGCGCAGGACAGCTCGAGCACGGAGTAAACCCGCTCACGCAGGCGCCGCTCCCGGAGTCTGCCGATCACCTCTCCGCGCAAGTCGACGCCTTCCTCGCCGGCAAGAAGCGCGGTGTTCTTATTTCTGGCCATGATCAGGCCGACAGCCGCTCAAAAACTCGCTTGAACGTCGCCGTGCGTAAGCGCGAAGCCGTCTCGCGCGTGGTGCCGCAGGGCACGCTCTACGCGAATCCCGATAATCGCCTGCTCGTGCCACTGGCCAAAGCGCTTGCCGCGGGTAACGCCGATGCGGTGCGCAGCCTTGTCGGCCAGATCACGCTCAACATCTCCCCCGATGTCGCCGCCGCACATCCCGCCGACATGGACCGCATCGTCCAGGCGCGCGACGAGAATGGAGGCATCGTCTCGCAGGTCGGTGCGACGGCAGATACCGAGAAAGCGGCGGCCAAGCAGATCAAAGATCAGGGCGCATCGGTCGAAACAGTGCCGATTGATAAAGGCCTGCAGGACCGACAGGCGCCCATCGAGAGCTACACCGAAGCCGACCTCGCCGATCGCGAGAAGCAGAAGACCGATGCGGCCGTCGCGCGCGCGAAGGACGACGCCAAAACCGAGGCTGATAACGAGCGCGACAGCTTCACGTTGACAGGCAGTGACCGTACCGCCGATACGGCAGCCGCAGCGGGGCAGCAAGACTTGCTCGCTGACCATAATAGTAATGGCCCTAAAACCGCCGAAACTATTATGCCCGTCGATGCCGCCGCCCACGAGGCCGCTACCAGCCCACACAATGACCTGCCCGCGCCGACCGAAGGGCAGATTGAGGCCGGCAACTACAAGAAAGGTCACGTTCGCATCGGCGGGATAGACATCAGTATCGAGAATCCCGCAGGTAGCGCGCGCACCGGCATCGACCCGAACGGCAAGCCTTGGTCGGTGACGATGAAAAGCCACTACGGCTACATCAAGGGCAGCGTCGGCGCCGATAAGGATCACGTCGATGTTTTCGTGAAGCCCGGCACACCCGAGGATTATAACGGGCCGGTCTTCGTGGTTGATCAGAAGAAGCCGGGTAACGGCCATTTCGATGAACACAAGTTGTTGATGGGATGGAAGACCGAGGATGGCGCGAAGCTCGGTTATCGCCAGAACTACACGCCCAATTGGAAGGTCGGCCCGATCACGAAGATGACGGTGCCTGAACTAAAGGCGTGGCTCAAGAGCGGAGATACCACGAAGCCCGCCGCGCACACTCATCACGCAGAACATCCAGGATCGACTTCTGAGAAGGGGGCGCAGCCAGAGAATTCCGAGAAGGCTATCACCGCGCGGCCACTTGAAGAACTCGCCGCTGATGCCTTCGATGTCGATCCTGAGGCAACGCGAGCTATACTCGCCTCAGGTGCGGACGACACCACTACTGCGCGCCGGCTTCAGGAGATTGCAGACAATGAGCGAAAAGTCGATGGAGATCCTGCGCAAGCTGGACGAGCGGGCGGCGAACCGCAAGGAAGTCGAGGACGCGTTAGCCAATCCGGGCGGGAAGACGATCTACGATCTGTATCGCGAGGGACTGATCTGGAAGGGCGAGCCGCCCCGGATCTCCTTCGGAAAGGAACTCGATCAGTAACTTTCTACCGAGGGTCTCGTTCCGAACTTGCCCCCCAACACTTCAGAGACGAAGCCCTAGGCAAAGCCAGTGGCCACCCGACGTCGGGCCTCGGCGTCTGGTTTACTGATTCGAAGAAAGAAGCGGCCCGTTACGGGTCGCATGTCGGCGAGTACAACCTTCGCGTTGGCAATCCGAAAGTCTTCAAGGTTGAAGACCTGCCGGCGTTCGATACCGTTGCCGATGCCACTGCTTATCGCGAAAAACTTCGCTCGGAAGGATACGACGGCATCGTTGTTCATGCAGAGCACCTTGGCGGACAAACCCACGTCGTTGCGTTCGATCACGATCAAGTAGTTCGCCCGACTGCGGACACCGAAGAAGCGCGCGCCGAGGCGCCGACAGAAGAGGCGAAGCAGGCGCCTGCCGATGACCAGTCGAGCGAGGGCGGCCAGGAGAACGCCGGCACCGCGAACATGACGCCAGGTGCGACCTATCACGGCTTCATAAGCAGCACCGCGCCTCGCGTGCCACAGGCGCCTCCCATGCCTGGCCTGCTCGG